CCTCGGCCTTCTCCTGGAGCCGGCGCTCGAGTTCTTCGCTCGAGCGCTTCCGCGCCAGGACCCGCTCCGCGGCTCGCCGCGCGATCGTCTCGGGCTTCATCGCGAGACCTCGACCTTGATCGTCCGGCCGCGCCCGTCGGTCGTGACCTCGAAGCTCTCGAGGATCTGGCCGGTCTCATGAAGGACCGCGAAGAAGGTCCCGCCCGAGATGATCCGGTCGACGACGACTCCGCGCTTCACTGAGGCCGCGTCCGCCTTCCGCTGCTTCATCGTGTCCTCCTGGTTCGCGTCCGGCCCCGTGCCGGACGAGGATCAGGTAGAGCAGGGAGCGTGCCGGCCGTAAGTCCCTGGAAAAGCGTCTCCTCGTCGATCTCGGGCCGTGCGATCGGCATCTCGGGCCGTGCGATCCGCCCGAGAACCTCGAGGATCCGCTGGACCCAGGGCCGCCGGCGCGGCGCCGGGGGCCTGGGGCCTCCCCGGCGCCAGAGGCCGGCCTCGCCCCAGAGGGCCCGCGCGCGAACCAGGGCCGCCTCCTGGGCCTCCCGCCGCTCGGGGCCGGCGTCCTTCATCGGAGGGCCTCGCGAAGGGCCGCCAGGACCTCCGCGGCGATCGCCCGGCCGATGACTCGCCCGATCTGTCGACCGAGAGCCTCGAGGCCGTCCCCGGGCTTCGCCTGGGCGTTCCCCTTCGCCTGGACCCGGAGCGCCGCGAGCTTCCTCAGGCGCCAGACGTAGGTCCGCTCGCATCTCGAGCAGCGCTTCCCCCGGCCGTGCCGGCAGGTCCCCGCCCTCGATCTCATCTTCTTCGCCTTCGGCTTCATGCTCCTCCTCCAGAGGCCGGCCCGATCGGCCGGACGTCGATGATCCCGTCCTCCCTGACATAGCTCTCGAGGCCCTGGTCCTTCTGCCAGCAAAGGAAGCAGATCCGGGACCTCGGGACCTTCGAGACGGCCCTCTCTCGCCGGCATTTCCGGCAGATGAAGACCTCCTTCGAGCCCTGGCTCATGAGCCCTAGCGGATCTCGAGCGACCGCCAGGTCGCCGCGAACTCGAGGGCGTCGATATAGGTCCGCTCGCCGGTGTCGGAGAGGAGGACCTGGACGCGCGTCTCCTCGATCTTCTTCACGATCGCGACCGTCTCGTTCTTCCGGAACCGCTCGCCGATCTTCGCCTGGCTCGTCTTCATCGTCTGCTCCTGGTTCGCGTTCGGCCCCATGCCGGACGTCTTCTTAGTAGAGCAGGGGCCGTGCCGGCCTGTAAGTCGTTGCAACTAGGCCCTCCGAGGTCCTTCCCGGGGTCGTTTTCGAGGCGACTTGCACGGTCGGGCCTTGCATCTTGCGAGACCCGCGGGGCCCTGCTCTTCATCGGGGCGCCCTGGCCGGCGCCCAGGAGGAGCGCTCGGTCGCATGGGAGCAGCAGCAGGAGGAGCCGAAGGAGCGGAATCCCTCCTCCTCGTCGGCGAGGCATGACCCACAATGGGGGACCTCCGAGTTCCAGATGATCCGGGCGCCGCTCGAGTCCTCGTCCCAGGCCTCCCAGAGATAGGGCGTCCGCTCCCCGTTGCAGACATGGCCCCGCCGGCCCTCGCATCGGAAGACGATCCCGGAGGCCTTCGCCTCCTCCTGGGCCGCCGGGCATAGGAGCCAGCGCGAGCCGCTCATCCGTCGAGCTTCCTGAGTCTCCTGAGCTTCTCAGGAGTCGCGAGAAGGCCGCTCGAGCGGAGCCAGGCCTCGACGGTCGCGGGATCCGTTACAGTTCGCGCCGCCTCATCTCCCTCGAGCGCGAGAACGTTGACGAAGGCGAAGACCCCCTTCGACTTAGCCTCCTCTTCGGCCTGCTTTCTCGAGCGCCCTCGCGCGATGAGAAGTCCGGCGATCGTCTCCTGGTATGCGATCAGGACCGAGAGGATGTCGATGTCGCCCCCGCCCCCGACCGCTCGATTCCAGCGCTTGAGGAGGAGCTTCCAGGCCGCCTTCTTCGTCATGGCCGGCCCCCCTCTCCCTCGGGGTCGATCTCCTCGAGGCATCCGAAGCAGACGATCGGCCGCCAGGTCGCGACCAGGTTCCGCCGCTCCGCCGGCATCGAGCAGAGGAAGCAGGTCGGCTCCTCGAGGCTCATCCGATAGGCCGCGACCAGGGCCGCGTCTCTCCCCATGTCGCCGGGATTCATGTCGAAGATCCGCCGCTGGAAAGCGGCCGCCCAGGTCCGCCGCTCTTCCTCTGGCATCGCTCGCCACTGGCTCAGATAGCCGGCCGCCCAGGCCTGGACGATTCGCGAGTAGACCGGAGAGCCGCGATCCGGGGGGGCCGAAGCCCCCCCGGTCGACTCCCAGGCCGGCGCCGATTGAGCGCTAGTTTCGGCCGGCATGAAGCGCGCCTCCCGCCGGCAGGGCCAGGGCCGCGACCTTCATGAGGTCGAGCTTCCGGTCCTGGTTCCCGGTCTGGCCCGCGATCCAGGAGATCGCGTTCGAGAACCTCCAGGAGGTCTGGCCCGCGGGGAGATTGACGACGTCCGCGGAAGCGAAGGCCTCGGAGATCTGCTTCCCCTCGGTCTTCGTGACATGCCGCTCGAGGAAGGTCTTGATCTCGCCCGGCGCGACCTTCTGATCGTTCGCCGTGCGGATCATCGAGCAGGCCGCCTCGACCTTCTCCGGCGAGAGTTCGCCGAGGACGATGTCGTTGACCATCGACGCGGAGCGCGCGGTGTCGAGCCGGTAGGTCTGGTCCGAGAAGCCGACGTCGTCCGGGAGCTTGCCGCCGAGATGAACCTGGCGAAGCGCTTCGTCGGTGATCGCGTAGTTCGTACACCAGAGCCGGAGCATGAAGACCCGGATCGAGAGCGCGCCGTCGGCGAAGTCCGAGTTCCCGAACGTGAGCCCGAACGCCATGACCTCATTAGGGACGGGCTCGAAGATCATCGGGAGGATCGCCTTGATCGCGATCTTCGTCTCGAGGGCGTAGCCCTCGATCGGGAGCGCGCCGACCTTCTCGGCCGCGGAGCAGAAGGCCTCGAGAAGCGGCCGCGAGTCGAGCCGGCGGAACGAGTCCGACATGATCCCGCGGACCTGATCGCCGACCGAGCGAACCAGGACCCGGCGATTCTGCCGCGAGAGGATCTCGTTGAAGTTATGGGCGAGGAGGCCGAGGCCCCAGGCGCCCTGGTCGGTGAGATGCTCGGCGAAGCGCGAGGGGAGCTTCGAGCGCTCGGCGAGTTGCGTGAGGACGTGAGGATGGAGTTCGAGGGGCTTCTCGCCGTTCCATTGAACGGTCAGGCGATCCTCGAGGCCGCCGCGGTTCGCGAAGTTGAGGGCCGAGGACCGGATGATCCGATCGGTCGGGACCTCGGCCTGGACTTTCTCGATGACCGCGGCCGCGCGATTGCGGCCGGCGTCGATGAGTTGTCCGAGCTTCGTCCGAGCGTTCGCGGCCGCTTCACTGGCCGCCTCGGCGTAGGGCTTGTCGCTGTGATGGTAGAGCATCTGCTTCCTCCTGGGGTTTCGACCGCCGGAGATCGGCGAGTCTTCCCAGAGAGGGGGCAAGTCCCTTGCCAGTCGTAAGCCCTTACGACGCCGTCCGTCCCTCGCCGTCCTTCGTGCATCGCGCGAGGCGTCCGTCTCAGGATGCAAGGCTAGGCCCTCGAGACCCGTCTCGTCAAGCGGTCATCGGCGCCGGCCGAGATCCATCCATCGGCCCGGCCGGCGAGTCCGCCTCGGGGGCATCGCTTCGAGCCCTTTCAGATCCGGCTCGGGAGGCGTTGTCTTCTGGCCGGCGACCGGTGCCGAGAGCGCCGCGGCCGCCTCGCCCAGGCGCCGGACGTAGTTGTCCCCGAGGATGTAGAGCGCCGCGAGGCAGTAGACCTCGAGGTCGAGGGCCTCGTTCCGATCTCGGATCGGGATCCAGTCGCGGAGCGCTCCCTTGTGCTTATACCAGCGTCTCTGGGGGACCTCCGAGGTTAGCTGCTCGAAGTATTCCAGGTCGACCCCGTTGTCCGGGAAGTGAAGGTAGCCTGGGCCCCTCGAGCCGATCGAGATCCTAGAGAAGATGATGTCCTTCGCGGTGTCGGTGCAGAGCGTGAAGAGCGGGACGCCGTAGCGGTTATTCCTGGTCGGCTTGCCGACGACCTCGGCGCCCCGCATCGATCCGCCGCGGACCGCGAAGAAGCGCCGCGAGGTCCGCGCCCCGCAAAACTTGTAGACGATCTCGGAATGATGTCCTCCCGAGTCGATCGCGACACAAGTGACGAAGAGCTTCCTCCCGCTCGAGTGTTCCCAGGCCTGGGAGAAGAACTTGTCGACGTCGAACCAGACCGAGGCCCGCTCGGGATCTCCGAAGACGACGGTCCGCGCGATGAGCCAGGATTCCTCGCCCGCCCCGTAGCCCTTGATGAGACACTCGACTCGATTCGCCTGGACGTCGGCCGAGCCGACCAGGACGCCGACCCCGTGAGGAACCTCGGCGTCGTAGACCTCGACGCGACGGAGCAGGGCGTGAGGCTCGACTCCGCCGGCGTGTTCCTCGAAGGTCTCCCCGAGGACCGTATTGACCCAGGCCTTGAGCTTGAAGCGGTCGTCCTTCGCCTCCAGGAACTCGGAGACGCACTCGCCCCAGGACTTCCAGCCTAGCGGCGAATAGAGGCTCGAGAGATGGAATCCGGCCGGCCGGCCGTCGAGGTTCGTCGGCCGCCATTCGCCCGCGGCGAGGAGGTTCGTCTTGTGTCGCTCCTCGATCCGCGCGCCGCATCCCGAGCAGACCATCCGGGCCGACTCGGGCCGCTCCTTCTCGAACTCGATCCGATGATGAGCCCCGCTTGAGCTATTGAACCAGTCGAAGCCGCTCCAGGTCAGATAGTCGAAGTGACCGCACTCAGGGCAGGGAAGGAAGAAGCGCCGCTGGTCGGAGCGGAGGAACTCGCGCTCGATCCTCGAGAGGCCCTTGATCGTCGGCGAGCTTGTGAGGAGGATCTTCCGCCGCGGGAAGGTCGAGGTCCGCTTCTCCGCGATCGCGAGGGAGTCGCCCTGGCCCCCGACGTCCCCGGGCCATTCGTCGATCTCGTCGCCGAAGAGATAGCGGATCGGCATCGATCGGAGGCCGGCGCTCGAGTTCGCTCCGCCCATGATGAGAATCCCGCCCTCGAACTCCTTCACGAAGATCGTATTCCCCGAGTCCTTCTCGCGTGACTCGCGGACCCGCTCGCGGAGGATCGGGGTCGCGGCGATCATCGGCGCGATCCGCTGCTTCGAGACCCTTCGAGCCATGTCGACGGTCGGCTGGATCATGAGCATCGGGCCCGGAGCGCTCTCGATGATGTAGCCGATCCAGTTGTTCCCGGTCTCGGTCTTCCCGACCTGGGCCCCCGTCATCATGACGACCCGCTGGATCGGCGAGTCGGCCGAGAGACAATCCATCGGCTCGCGGAGGTAGGGCGTTCGATCGGTCCGCCAGTGTCCCGACTCGGCCGAGGAGACCGAGGAGAGGATCCGATGACGGTCGGCCCAGACGCTCACGCTCTCCGAGCGGTCTCGCCGGCATCCTCGAGCGACCGCGGCGAGGAAGAGATCCTCCCCCCGGCTCATCGAAGGACGACCCGCTTGATCGCCGGCGAGCCTCTCCGCTTGAGGAAGTAGACCCCGGGCCGGCGAGGCCTGCCGTCGCCGCGAAGCTCTCCCGGATCGAGCCGGCGACCCAGGAGATCGAACCAGTAGGCCTGGGCCCGAGGTTCGGGCGCCGGATCGGAATCGACCGAGGTCGTCGAGCGGAGCGCCGCGGGATTCGAGAGGCATGAGACGTTCCCCGCCGAGTCACTGATCGCGACCCGGGCGAAGCTCATCCCGGGGAAGAAGAGAACTCGGAAGGAGTCAGGGGCTCCGGGCGCCGCGGCCGGATGGGAGCCAAAGATCCAGGTCGAGCCATCGTCGAAGTCGACGAAGAGGGTCGCCTGGTCGAGTCGATCAGTCGGGACGAGACTCGGATCGCATGATCCCGGAATCGCCTCGAAGCTCGGGGTCGTGAACCGGAGCCAGATCCAGCCGGCGAGGATGAAGGCCTTCAATCTCTCCCCTTCCCGTTTTTGCTCGGTCCGAGGGCCATGTCGTCGAGGATCCTCGCCGCCTCTCGATTGATGAGCTTGATCGCTTCGTGAACCTCGAGGCCGACGACGACCGGCCCGATCCGGTCCCCGAGGTTGATGAGGGCGTCGTGAAACCTTCGCCCCGCGGTGAAGCCGGCCTTCTCGAACTCATCCGAGGGGAGCAGAAGCCCCGACCTACGCTCGAACTCTAGTTCGGCCATGCGCGCGGCGTAGGTCTCCCGGGCCGTCCGGGCTCTCATGAAGTCCTCAGAGACCGATCCATCTCCGGCCGGCCGTCGGCCCCGGCCGTTCGCGCCCTGGTCCGCCGGCCGGAAGGTCCTCGTCTGGTCGGTCTTCTCAGACCAGGCGCGATCGGCTTTCGCCGAGTCGATGAGGCCCGTCTTCGGGTCGGCCGTGATCCTGCCGTTCTTGAGGGCCGCCTGGACCGTCGAAAGCGCGCATCCCCGATGCCGGGAGTAGGCCCTCTGGCTCATCCGGGGCATAGGCTAGGCCTCGGAGTCTCGACCCTCGAGGGGAGGGCCCAGGGAGCCCCAGGGCATGAAGGAGGGGGCCCCGCCCCCGGGGAGAGGGGCGGGACCAGGAGGGGCCAGGCAGGAGCCGAGGGGGAGGATGACCTATCCCTTCCGGCAGCCGGGCTTCGGCTTCGGCCTGGGTTTCGGATGATGATCGCCCCCATGACCGCGGCCGCCGGCGCCCCCGCTCGAGGAACTGGCGCTCGAGATGACGTTGACGACGGTCCCGGCCGCCTCCCGCTCCCAGGAATGACCGACGACGACCCCGGCGACGAAGCTCAGGGCGGGGACGACGATCCTCGAGATCCCCGATCGGGGCTTCTGGGCCGGCTCGAGGCAGGAGCAGGCCCGGACGCTGGAGGCCGCGGCGACGTGAGTCGTCCTCGAGCGCTCGGCGCGGGCCTCGGCCCTGACCTCCTCCCGGATCCTCTGGATCTCGACGATCCTCGAGAGCGAGTCGATCTTCGCGCCGGCGACATTCTGGGCCTCCTGACATCGGACCTCGGCCGCCCGGGCCCGGGCATCCCCCGCCCGTTTTTCCGTAGTCTTGGCGCCGGCCATGCCGCCCAGGGTGAGCGCGAGGGTCCCCGCGATGTAGAGATAGGGCTTGATCTGGATCCAGGTCATCTTCGCCTCCATGCGTTGAAGTTCCGGCCCCGCGGCGCGGCGCCGGCGTTCCCTCGAGCTACGACTTCGTCCTCTTCACTGGCGCCAGCGGTCCGAGCGACTTGATCCAGGCGACGATCTCGGGATCTCGAAGGGCTCCCTCGAGCGCCGTCCGGTCGAATCCGTGACCCATCGGCGAGAGCATCTCGTCGGCGTGAACGACTACGCTCGCGAGCTTCGACGCCAGAGCCGGCGAGATCTCGAAGACCTCGGGCTTCTTCCTCGGGGTCCGCGGCGAGCGCGCTTCCTCTGGTTCCTCGAGGTCCTCGGGATCCTCGAGATCGTCCGGGTCCACTTCGAGGTCAATCGCGGCGAGCCCCGCCCGGACCCGCTCCATCTCCTCGTCGGTGAAGCCCGCGATCTTGACCGATCCGTAGTCCTTCGCGATCCGCTCGAGGCTCTCGGAGAGCTTCTCCTCCGACCAGGTCGCGAGAGATGCGACCCGATTGTCGGCGACGAGGAAGAGCCGCTTCTGGCGCTCGGTCAGATGATCCGCGCGGATCGCGGGGATCCGCTTCATCTCGAGCCGCTCGGCGACATCGAGCCTCGCGTGGCCGGCGACCAGGACTCCGTCCCGATCGATCAGGACCGGGACGAGGAAGCCGACCTCGAGGATCAGGGCCTCGAGCGCTTCGATCTCCTCGGGAGGATGCTCTCGAGGATTCGGCTCCCGTCTCTTGATCTCCGCGACCTTGTAGAGGGTCGCGTCCCGGGGGACCTTGATCCCGTCGACCATGATCGAGCCGCGCGGAGGCGTTGAGTTCGCCAGGCTCCGAAGCGCCGGCGCCGGCGCCGTCGTCTTCCTCGAGGTCATGATCGGCAGACCCGCCGGCGCGCGAGGTCGAAGAGAATCGCCGACCAGGCGCCGACGTCGGCGACTTCGGCCTTCACGCGCCGCGCGTCCCGGCGACCGATCTCGACCGCAAGCTCTCGGATCTCGTCCTCGATTCCCTCGAAGCCATCGAGGAGACTGAGTTTCCTCCATTCCGCCTCGCCGCCCTTCTCGGCGTCGTTCCGCCGGAGGGCGTTCTCGATCGCGATCGCGAAGCGCGCGACCGGGGCCCGAACCTCTCCGACCTCGCGCGCGAGATGGTAGGTCCGAGGCCGCTCCGACGTTCCGATCGTCCTCGACTTCTGTATCGTAAACCGCGCTCCGACTGCCACTAAGCCCTCCTCTCCTGAGTGACCGGATGACCTGACCGACCGATCTCGTTCTCTGCTCGTCACTAGCGCGGCGCCGGGGCCGCCGTTACC